TGGAGTTTCTTCTGGAGTTTCCTCTGGAGCTTCTTCTTTTTCTTTTCCTTTTTCTTTTTCAGCCTTTATTTGCTCTAGCTCAGCTTTAACCTTTTCGTCATTTTTAGCTGCATCATCTAACTTCTTAGCATTTTTCTCTTGCTCAGCTGTTATTTTATCCATTCTCTCCTTTTGAGCCTGTTTAGATTTTGTAATTCTTTCTTTTAAATCTTTCTTAGTCTCGGCACTCATCTTATCTCCCCATGCATCTAGCTTATATTCTGAAACTTCTGTCGTGATTTGATCTCTCATATCAGCGATTAACGTTTTAACTTTTCCAGATCCAAATCCACTTACCTTTGAGTATTTAACTTCTAATGAAGATCCATATTCTGTAGCAGCTGAATTAATTCCATCTTTTTTCTGCCTCATAGATTCTATTTGATTATCTAACTTGGCTTTCATTTTTTGAAGTGCTTTTTTCTTATTTGCTGCGCTTGCCTTCGCCTTTACATCATCTCCAGCTTCTTCGATTGATTCAGTAGTTGAAAGTTCTCTTCTTTTATCCTCTAAAGATAATACTGCAACTTCCATTTTAACGGTTTGCATTTTTAATTTCTTTAATTTAGAATAATCTTTTTCTGCTTCTTTAATGGTCTTTTTATTTTTAGCACCATCTTTTATAGCCTTTGCACCTAAACCAACTGCACCAATAACTGCCGTTAATCCTAGAACTGCTCCCATAATAATAGGATCTTCCATAAGCACCTGTCCCATAGGATTTGCTTCATTTAATGGTTGATCTTCTGATTCCGTAAGTTGATCAGAAAGTGTTTTTAGAGAATTGATAATATCATCACAATCTTGCATCATTTTAGAATAACCCTCTTCTCCCGTTGCTTCCGGAGAGGCTATGGCAGTAGTTGTGTCTGATTCTATTGAAGTTGATGATTTAGCTACAGGTATATTATCTTCAGAAGCTTCATCTATTGAATCAGCCTTTTTTGTAGAATTATACCATTGTTCGAATGTTTTCATCTTTTATATTGATTTATTTATAAACTTATAGTCTATATATCTGTTTAAGTTTCAACGAAACAAAAAAAGGTCCTCTAAAATAGAGGACCTTTAATATTAAAATCTAAAAGTTAGTTCTAATTAAAGAGCTAATCCTTGAACTTCGTATGTAACATATTGAGTTTCTGGGTGGAAACCTGCTTCAACTAATGCGAATCTAGATTTAACAGCTACTTTAGGAGCCATAGTTCCTTCAGCGATTGTTTGTACTGATTCAGCCATTAAGTAAGGCATGAATACTAATCCAGGACCATTACCGTCACCTTTTCTACCAACTACTACTTCGTAATTAGAATCATTAGCTCCCCATGCTTGTCTTGGGTCAGTGTATACATTTACACCAGCTACAGAACCTACTGGGTAGATTGCACCTGCTGCTTGTGATAATGTGTTAGCCATTGGGTTAGCAACGAAACCAGCAACTGATTGTAAAGCTGTAGCCACTTTAGGACCTACAACACAAAAGTTACCAGCACCTCTTCTACCTCTGTTTGCGATAAAGTTCGCAGCAGCAAGGATTGAAGTTAAGATTCTTCTATGGTTAGAAGCGATAGTCTCACCACCGAAATCAGCATTTAATGCTAAATTACAGTCTAAATTTACACCAGCAGCTGTAACGTTATCTTTACCTAAAGAATTAAGTTTAGCTAAGATTAAGTTGTTGATTGACTGAGTTAATTCGTTAGTTAATACTGACTCAACTTGAGCAACAGCATCTACACCGAATTGTTTAAGATCTTGTACTTGTTCTCTAGTAACTGCAGCAGCAACTTGGAAAGTTTCAGCAGCAACACTTTTTGAGAATAAAGAAAGACCCATAACTTTGTCAGGAGTTTGTTCACCTGCACCTCTTGAGAATGGGTTACCATCTTCGTCAGCAGCAGCGAATCCTTTAATATGATCTTCTAAACCTTTTACTAATTCTACTGATTTAACAATAGCGATAGTAGCATCATCTGCATCAACTTCAGTATCTAATGCGTTGATTGCATCAGCAACAGAACCTGAAGTAGAAGCTGCTTCAGCAACTTTATAGATATCCATGTTGTCAATTCTAGAAGAACCGATCCAAGTGAAAGTAAATCCACCTGATTCGTTACCATCTACCTCAGCTTTAGCAGCGTCAGTTTTGATGTAAGTTGGAGCAACATCTCCAGCTAATTTACCACCTTCGTAAACGAAGTCTAAGTAAGATAAAAGACCCATTGGTCCAGCCATTGGTACAACTGGTACTAAGTCTAAACCTATAGTTTGTGCAGCAACTTGCATTGCTAATGGTAATAATGTAGGAGCTTTATCACCTGAACCGTCTGCAGTTGCAGAAGGTAAAGATACATTACCCATACCGTAGATGTTACCAGCAGTCCCTAAAGACATGATGTGTGCATCTTCGTAAAGTTTGTGGTTATGACAGTATTCTGACATCCACGCTAGTTTTTCTGCTTCGTTGATACCTGTAGCTGATTCGATGATCGGAGCCCAAGTTTCTCTAACTTCTGCAGAGTTAATTAAATTTGCCATTTTATTATTTGTTTTTTTTTAATGGTTGTTTAAATTTGATCGATTGAACGATCTTCTCGATGTTTGTCAGATTTTTTCTTCTTATCTGATTATCGATATACTATATATTGTTATTATATTTACGTTTTTTACGTTTTTCCTAAAATATTAAGATATTACTTGTTGAATCTCTTGTTAATAGACTTCTTAACATTAGTTAAATCATATAAAGGTTTTTTGTCTTCAATAACAGGAGCAGCTTCATTTACTGATTCTACTTTTTCCATAACAACTTTGACATCTCTAAGATCTCTAGTTTGCCAGAAGTTTCTTACTTGGTAAGCAGTTTCTAGTTTATGGTATTTAGATTGAGCTATAAGAGCTGTTTTCTTGTTATCTGACATGTTAGACCATGCTTCTTTATATTCTTCTGGCATCATTTCAATAACATTAGGTTCGTTAGTTTTAACGCTATTTATTAATGAAGAGTTCCATAATGTAAGAATTTGTCCTTCAGTTAAGAATCCTTTTCCTTCGATTGATTTTAATACTTTAGATTGATCTTCAGTATTTAATTCGTTATATTCTGCTTTCTTAGCTTCAGAAATAAATCTAAAGAAATGAGGGTTAGTATTTTCTTTAACAGTTGCTTTTTCGATTAAAGCAGATAATTTAGAACTAATTTCAGATTTGTAAGCATCTAATGTATCTACTGTTTCAGTTTCTTCTACTGCTTCAGTTTCTTCTTCTTCAGTTTCTTCTACTGCTTCAGTTTCTTCTACGAATTCTTCTGCATTTTCTTTATCTTCAGCATCAACGTCTTCAACTTTATAAGTTTCTCCGTCTACTGTAAATTCTTTTTCTCCGTCTGCGATTGCTTTTGCTCTTGCAGCACCAAATGCATTTCCTTCTTCAACGTCTTCTTCTTCAGTTTCTTCAACTGCTTCAACGTCTTCTTCTTCAGAAATTTCTTCGTCACCTGCATCGTCAACTGTGTCTTCTAATTCGTCTTCTAACTCGTCAGATTTGTCTTCAACTTCTGCACCGTGATCTAATTCATTATCTTCAGCATCAACTGTAGGTTCAGTAACATCTGTAGAATCGTCTTCATCTTCAATTTCTTCAACTTCTTTACCAGCTTCATCTTCTAGTAATAAGTTAGAATTAACTGTTTCTGCAACGTATTCTGCATATTCAGTAACTTTTTCTAAATTTTCTTTTAAGTATTCAATATACTTTAATAAGCCTTCATGAGTTGTTGCACCTTCATTATAAGATTCTGCTAAATAATTAGTATAGTCTTTAATTGATTCAACACCTTCAGCAACATGCTCAGTATATGCAACGCTATTATCTAATTTCTCAGATATTTCGTTATTTGTAGTTATTGTATTATCTAAGTTTTCAGCAAGGTATGCAGAATACTCGATAGTCTTTTCTAATTTCTCAGCAAGATAGTTTGAATATTCTTTAACGCTTTCAACTTCAGACTTTACAGATTCATCACTATTTAAAGATTCCATTCCCTCTTTAATAGTTTTTATTTCGCTTGATAAATACTGTGAATATTTATTAAAATCATCAGTACTTACGAATTTTGATTCAGCCATTTTGTTTTCAGTTTTATTTTCGGTTGTTAAAAGTTCTTTTGTATTTCCAATTTCATAAATTTGAATGCTAGAATCGTTATCAAATCCGAAAGATTCGTTAACTCTTTTTAATTCAGCATTTTCAAAGCCAGGATCTGCAACTAAATCATAAGTGAATAATTGCTTAATTTTAACAGTCCCGTTAGATTCAACTGTACCAGCTGCTCTAGATGAAATTTGTAAAGGAACACCAGCATCAACCAAAGCTTTAGCCTGACGACCAGCTTCAGTATCAAGTAATCTGATTTTACCTTTTACTTGTTTTGTTTCGCTATCATAGGATAATTCTTCAATAACGTGAGATACGTTTTTTAAAGATACATCAAATGTTTGTGGGTGATCTAATTCTCCTAAAAGTTTAGAAGAACCTATTTTAGATTGAAGAGCTTCAATTTGTGGAACATATTCTGACTCAGTATAGATTCTATTATTTCTATTCTTTTTGTCAATTTCTCCAAATATACCTTCAAGGACATAAGCCCCATCACCATCTTGTTTGAATTCTAATTCACTAGAAGATCTTTCTAGGATTAATAGATTGTTTTTTGTATTCATATATTTTAATACTATGTTTGTTGTTTATATATCTTTTGAAGAATAATGATTTTTCATTTTTTCTATATTTCTAAATCTCCTAGCTCATCTTCTAAGCCTCCAGCACCTTCTTCGCCACCTTCTTCCTTCTTAGCAGCTTCTTCCTCCTCAGTTTCCTTAGCCTTTACTTCTGTTTCAACTTCTAAATAATAAGTGACTAGAGTTTGCATATCTTCTTCGGTAAATGCGTTATTACCGTATTCTTTATAAAAATATTCTTTGAATTCTTTCTCTGTTTTACTTGTATTTATTACTCCTATAATTTCAGCAGATTTAATCTTTTCACCTGAATCTAAAAGAATATCATCTACTATTACATCTGAATCGTCTCCGACTTCTAGTGCATCTTCTGTTAAATTAGAGTAGTTTTTAAATGTTTTTAAGTGTTTCATTGCTAATTATATATTCTTTTTTCTAGAATCCCATGTCCATAGGGTCCACCTCAGGTTCTTCTGCTTCTTCAGAAGCTTGTCTTTGTTTATAAGCTTCGTTTGCAGCTTTATCGTCAGGGGATAATTTTAAATATCTGTCTACTAAGAATTCCATATCAAAGTAAGGCATTTCTTCCATAGTAACTGGATCTGTTTTCATTAGAGAATCTTGCATTGTAGATATAAAGTCTAATCGTTTCTCCATGATTTCCATTTGTTTTAATTCAGCAAACATATTCTCTTCATTAAATTGAATAGCTATTTGAGTTCTAAAACCTGCATCATCTTTAAATTCAGGAAATTTAAGACACATTTGTAACCATAGGGGTTTTACTAAAATTTCTTGGAAAGAAGAACGTAATCTTTTGATAAATTTAGAAAACTTAATTTCATCTCTAATCATACCATCAGCTGCAAGGTTAAAGTCACCTCCACCGTCTTCGTACATGAATCTATTGAATGGTATTTTAGAAACCATTTTTAATTTATCATTAAAATATTTAAGTGCTTCTGTATCTGATAATTCGGGACCGTCTCCTCCTAAAGTTTCAATCTCTGGAGATTCTCCTTCTTTAGATGGTAACCAATATTCTTTGTTAAATTGGAGCATTGGTTTTCCATTAGTTGCTAATGTAGCTGAATCCCAATCAAAATCTACAACTTCTTTATAATTACCCATTAATTGAGCAAGAGATTGTTTAGCTCTTGTTTTAGATTTACCACCAACTGGAATAATAAACTTCATTCTATATGATGAGTTTGTAACCGCCCAGATAACTCTAGTATGTTCCATTATTCTCATCAGGTTAAATGATCTTATAAGTCTTTCTAAGTAACTTACTCTCGAGGCAGTGGTTATTGAAGAATAAGAAAGATAGATAATCTGTGAATCATACAGGACTCTCTCCTTAACAGGATCGTCCTTAAATTGAACCCATACTTTTTTACCATCATCTTTATTATAACCTGGCATTAGTGTAATAGGATCTATTTCCTTAAATCCTATAATCTGATCTTGATCTGGGCTGTAAATAATTTCAAAAGAAAGATATCCGTCAATTAAGAATTTTCTAAAGAAGTACCATGCCGATTGATCTGAATTAAATCCAAAATATTGATATAAATCTCTGTATGATTTATTTAAGTACTTTGTAACTTCTTCTGAAACATCCATTCCTATAAGTTCTGGATTTCCAATAAAGTTCTTATTGTCATACACGATAGATTCATCACATAAGATATCTAATATATCTTCTATTTCATCATGTGTAGAAAATCTTCTTAATTCTTCTCTTTTACCTTCATAACCTTGGTCAAAGAAAGGAATATTTTTTCTCATATTGGTATCTGCCATCGATAATGCAGCAAATGCCCCATACATGTTATCGTCATCTAGACCCATCTGATTCATTTGGCCGTAACCAAATTCATCTTCTACAGGGCCTATTGCCTGAGATTGTCTTAAGACTAAATCATCGTAATACATTCCGAAAGACGAGAGTCTTTTTAATGTATCACTTAGTGTGAATGATCTTTTACCAGTACTTAATGGTCCGTTTCTTTCTATAAATCCTGCCATGTGTTAAAATTACAATTGTATTATACTTCTCTTTATATATTCTTTTTTCTACGATGATCTTCAAATAATCTAATAAGCTGCTGTTTATCAATTCCCTGAAGAGAATCGAAGTCACATATTGCCATCTTACACCAATCTTTATAAGCTACTACAGCTTGATTAGTTTTTTTAGAAGGCTTATATCTTCTTATTGCAAAATCATATCCAAATGATTCAAGATATCTTTTTGCACCTTTATATGAAAATCTGGGTAAACCTTTTTGTTTTTTAGCGTCTTCCTTTTTAGAAGCGGATTTTATAGATGATTCGTATCTACCATATATCTCGTCTAAGAATTCTTCTCTAAATTTAGGAGGAAGCATTGTTATATTAATTCCTATGTCGTCTCCTTCATAAGGATCTAAGGCTAGAACAACAGGATTATCATCATACCATTTAATATCCTCTGTTATTGGGGTATATTCAAATACATACATTTTTCCTGGAACAAATCTAGATCTAATAGAACCCACTGCCTTTTCCTTTTTATCCTTTAAACTTTTTTGAAACCACTGTTCAGCCTCGTTGGCCGCCTTGGCCCTACCCTTGCCCTTTATTAATTTTTTTATTTCCTCTTTAATGTAGCCCATTTATTATAGTTTCTTCTGTTAGAACTATGAAGTTCCAATTTCTTTGAGAGCAGAATTCTTTAGCTGCATTATATTTATCCATATTTTTAACATATTGCTCTGCTAAAAATTTATATGACTTAAGAGCCTTCTTAGAATTTACTCTAGGAGGCTCTGGTTTTATTATCTGTTGCTTTGGTTTGATTTCTACTAGATATTCTTTAGTAGTTTTATCGGGCTGAATTGCCTTAAAATAAAAATCAGGGTAATATTTCCTTTTGGTAGAATCTTGTCTAGACCAATATGGTATTTCAACTGGTTCGCTTGACCACATACTTACCTTTTCATTTTTGTCACACCACATCATAAACTTACGTTCCCAGGAACTTCTATATATGATAGGAGTAGGTCCTGCATATTTAGAAGGATTATTAGGTTTATAATAAACTTGATTAAATCCTGAATT